TAGTAGAATGGTATATGATGTTAGAGAACCCCAGTGTACAACAGTCTGGCTTAGTGTCAGTTGTTATGGGGGCTATGACAGGCGTGTTTGCAGTATGGATGAGTAAAGAAGGCTCTGTAGAGTATAACAAAACAACGGACAACAAGGAGAACTAACATGCCTATGGGTAAAGGAACTTATGGAAGTAAAGTAGGACGCCCTTCCTTAGCGGGTAAAGATAAAGGTAAAAAGAAGCCTATGCCTAAGAAGAAAACTACAAAGAAGAACAAGTAATGGGCAGGGCTAATCCTAAGAAATGGGAGAAAGCCAAAGCTGATGCTAAAGCTAAAATGGGTGGTAAACACTCAGCTAGGGCTATGCAACTTGCTGCTAAACTCTATAAGGAGCGTGGTGGCACCTATACAGGCTCTAAAACAACAGCTCAAAAGAGTATGACTAAGTGGACTAAGCAGAAGTGGCGGACCAAGTCTGGTAAGCCTTCTGTGACTGGCCCTAAGGCTACTGGTGAACGCTACCTACCGACTAAGTCTATCAATGCTATGTCTCCCGCTAGGTATAAAGCTTCTAGTGCTAAGAAACGTGCTGCTACTAAAGCTGGTGAACAGTACTCTATGCAGCCTAAAAAGAGAAAGAAGAAGAATGGCTAATAAAGCAGAGATAGGTTTAGAGATTGCAGTTGCCGCAGCTAAAGCCTATAAGAAGTTTAAGCTAGGCAAAAAGATTGGTGGTATGTTAGACCGTAGAACTAGAGGTCAAAAGATTTCTGATGGTTTGAAGAAATACTGGAGAAATAAAAAGAAAGCAATAAAAGGAAAGTTTAAGTAAATGGCTAAAGACCCTAGACTCACAAGAGCAGGAGTCTCTGGGTTTAATAAGCCTAAGAGAACTCCAGGTCACGCTACTAAGTCTCACATTGTTGTGGCTAAGGTAGGAGACCAGATTAAAACTATCCGCTTTGGTTCTCAAGGAGTCAGCGGAAGCCCCAAGAAAGCTAATGAGAGTGACAAGTATGCCTCTCGTAGAAAGGCTTGGAAAGCTAGACATGCTGCTAATATTGCTAAAGGCAAAATGAGTGCTGCTTATTGGGCCAACAAAGCAAAGTGGTAAAGTATTATGGAAGTAAGTTTACATGAAGGACAATCAGAAGTTATTAATGATTTGTTCGTAGAAAATAACTGTAGGTATGCAGTAGTGAATGCTAGTCGTGGCTTTGGTAAGTCCTACTTAGCGGCAACTGCAGCAGCCATAGCAGTACAAGAATTGATGGACCTCCCCGATGATGTCCCTAATAAGAACGTAGCTATCATAGCCCCGACATATGCTCAGGCTGTTGATATCTACTATCCACTACTAGCCTATCAATTAGGTATGGAAGACTTTGCTGAGAAGTCCTCTAGAGTAGCTGGCACCTTCTGGTTTCCTAACAATGTACAACTAAAGATATGGTCCTATGAGGCATCTGAGAGGATGCGTGGTAGTGGTCAATACTTTGTGGTATGTGACGAGGTATGCTCATGGAAAGGCGCTGGTACTACACTAAAGGAATCTTGGGAGTCTGTCATACAGCCCTGCATTACTACTCGGTGGTCTGAACAGAACGCCAAGAAGGTTGGGGCTAACGCTGGTAAAGCACTAATTATCTCTACACCGATGGGTTATAACTATTTTTATGAAATGTATAACCGTCAAGACAGTGACAAGCTATGGAGCAGCTATCAGTATACTTACCATGACTCTCCCTTCTTAGATGATGAGGAGATTGACCGTGTTAAGCTAACTCTTGACCCTCTCAAGTTCGCTAGAGAGTATACAGCTTCTTTTGAAGACTCAGGTAATTCTGTGTTCTATACGTTTAACCGTAAGGAGCATGTAAGTAATGAGATACCTGCCTTTGAGACTGGGGAAGACATCCACGTAGCTATTGACTTTAATGTCGGTATCATGGCGAGTTGTATGTTTGCCCTTAGAGGAAATCAAATCCACATACTAGATGAAATGCAAGGACACCCTGACACAGAGACGCTCTCTAAGGAGTTAGCGAGAAAGTACTCAGGGCATCGCCTAATTAGCTATCCTGACCCTAGTGGTAGAGCACGTAAGAGTTCTGCTGCTGTTGGTACTACGGACTTCTCTATACTACAGTCTAATGGTATTGCTACAAGAGCACATAATAAGGCACCGCCTATTATTGATTCTGTGGCTGCTGTTAACAAGAAGTTCAAGAATGCTAATGGTGATATTGATATGTATATTCATCCTAGATGTGTCAATACTATTAAGTCTTTGGAGCGCACCTCATGGGTGGAGAGCAATCCCGATACGGCTACTATATGTAAGAAGGAAGGTGTTGAACACTGGACTGATGGCTTACGGTATGCTGTAGAGTATTTGTTCCCTGTTAGAGCTGGCACAAAGACAACAACAAGAGGCTTCGGCTTCTAGAAAGGAACACTATGCTACTATCTTTTGTAGCGAGAAAGGTTGGCAGAAAGCTAATGAGTAAACGTGCTATGACTTTTGCTCAACGCAAAGCATTGCAAAAAGCTCAGAAGGCTTCTGCTCTAGCCCGTAAAAGCCTCAAGTATGGCAAGAAAGTCTCTAAGTCTTATGATAAGACTAAGGCCCATAACTTGAAAGCCTTGAAGCAGTTAAAATCTATGGCTAAAAAGAAAGGTGCTAAACCTTCTTGGATTAAAGAAGACATTGCAGCTGTAACTAAGGGTATAGAGAGTAACAAAGTCCGACATGGCTATGTCAAGAACTTGGTGAAGTCTGTTAGAAGAGACGTTAAGGCTAAAAGCGCTATTCAGAAAAACATGGAAAAGACTCTTACTAAGAAGTATGGGACTGGTATGGTTAAGAGTGCTTCTAGGACTACTCTTGCTCAGAAGGCTTCTGCTACAGCTAAGACTGCTGTTATAGGGGTTGTTGGTGCTAGTGCTGGAATGAAGGCTAATGCTGTTTATAAGTCTCAAACTAGTGGACAGTCTCAGGCCGCAAGGACAGCTCAGAAACAAGCTCAATCAGCTATGAATTCAAGCTCTGGTTTGAAGAAAGCTAAGAAACAATGATACTATCTTTTGTGGCTAGAAAGCTTGCTAAAAAAGCTGTTAGTAGCGCTTCTAAAAAACTTGTTAAGAAGGCGGTTACTAAGAAAGCCCTTTCTGCTGCTCAAAAACGCGCACTAGCTAAAGCTGTTAAAGCTTCTGCTATGGCTCGTAAGAAGCTAGCAGCACCAAAAATAGGAAAGATTAGGGCTTACCGAATAAAGAAAGTTCAAGCAAGAATAAGAGCAAACGATTCAAAACTTAAAGCTATACGTAAACAAAGAGATACTGTTTATAGAATGCAAAGTTCTAAGGGTACTGGTTTTATGAAAAAGAGAGTGTTTCCTCCAAAGAGCATTACCTCTTTAAAAGGAAAACCCTTCCCTGTTCACCCTGTCCAAGCTAAACAAATAAAAGCACTTAAAAAGTCCATGCCTGAGTATGACTTTGAAGTTGTTAGGTTTGACAGAGGAGATAAGTTTGCTTTTGCTTCAACCAAACAAGCAGAAAAGTACTTTAATGTTAAAGAAAGAGCTTGGTACAAATCTAAAGGTTATAACATTGAAAAAATCTCTAATGTCAAAATTACTGGAAGAGGTAAAAGCCAAGTTGTTTTTAAATCCGCAGGTAACTTAAATGATACTCAAAAGGAAGCTATGAGGCTTGCTGCTTACTACAAAAAATTAACCAAACAATGATAGAGTCCTCTGGATTCTCATAAAAGGAAATACTACAATGGCACTAAAGAAAAAGAAAAATCCTTTTGCTCTTTTAAGAGCCGAAGTTAAACGCCGTAAGTTAGAGCAAGAGAAAAAGCGAAATAAGCCTAAACCTCAAGGTAATCGCTCTATTACTCGTGCAGCTACTACTACTGGCGCTGTCCCTAAGACTAGCCTGAAGCAACGTGCTCTTAATGTTAAAGGTAAAGCAAAAGCAGTTGTTCGTAAAGCTAAAGGTAAAGCCCAAGCTGCTGTCGCTAAAGTAGACACTAAGGCAGAGCGTTCAGCTATCGCCAAAGGTCTTGGCAAGAGAGTATCTACCGCTGCTAAGAATGCTAAGAGTAAAGCCAAGGATATCTATCGTCAGGTAGACACAAAGTCAGAACGTAAGGCTCTTTTGGGCAAAGCTAAGTCTGCTGTTTCTAAGAAGGCTAAGTCTGTTGGCAGTGCAGCTAAGAAGCAAGCTACTTTCCGCTTAAACAAACTTACTGGTACTGGCACTAAAGGCCGCGCAGCTGCTTTGAAGAACCTTAAAAGTAAAGCTAAGGATATCCGTGGTAAGGCTCGTATAGCTAAGTCTAACACTGCTGCTAAACTCCGTGGTGTTAAAGTTAAAGCACAGCTTAAAGGTCTTAAGGTTAAAGGCAACATCATGAAGGGTCTTCGTGAGGCTGGTATTGGTGCAGGTCGCGGAAAACTCCGTAGTAAGAACAAAATGACTCCTGCAACTACTAACTTCGGTAAGGGCGCAAGAGCTACTGGTAAGGCAATCCGTTCAGCTAAGCGTAATGTCCGTGCAGCAGGTAGCGCAGCAGTAGATAAGGCTAAGAGTCTCTCTTCAGCAGCACGTAATTGGTCTCAGAAGAAGAAAGACGCAATGAAGAAACTTTGGGAAAGTAACAGGAAGTAATACTCTGGGGGAGTCCTTCGGGGGCTTCCCTTTTTAATTAAACTATACTACAATAAACTTAATCTCACAATATACCCATCCGAGGATTGGTGAAGGAGGAACTATGGCAAGAACTAAAATTAACAGTAAATCAAAGGACTTAATGTCCGATGATGGGTCTGTACTTGTTTCCCTTATTCATGGTGAGCAAATTC